AAATGCTTGCACGCGAAACCACGCGCATACCGATGACGGCCACGTCAAACAAAGGATTGGCACAGCCTGCTGAGGCTACTAACGCACTAGAGCGCCTTATTCGTGACTATGGCTATGCCGGGTACTTGAGTCCGAGACTGACCAAGCCTAGCGTTGTCATGTTTGGCAAGACGCCAGTACAACCTTACGCCAAGGGAGGCAAGGTGAGATTTACTGACAACCCCGACGTGCAAGCCATGGTCGTTCACATGAGCAAGGGCGGTAGGCTTAACAAGGCTGAGATCATTGCGCAGGCCATGAAAGATGCGGCAAAAGCATCCAGGCAGGCTCAGAAAGAGGGTCCGCCAAGGCAATCTGCAATAGACCGTGCAGAAGCGGCGGAGCGTGCGGTTCGCAAGCAAAAGGGCTTTGACAAAATGCGCCCTAGTGATCAAGAGATGACCATTCAGGCTGCTCGCGCCAAGGCTTTAGGCGTTGGCATTGAAAGGTCCACGGTTAATCTGCAGGCGGCGCTGCCTGACGAGAAAGACGTTGCCAAGTCGTTAATGAATGTGCCAGCGTATAAGAGGGCTAACGCGGTGCCGATTAGCGCAATTGAAGATGCCAAAAGACGACGCGCTGCATATCGTGAGGAGCCGGCAGTAACGCCAGGCCCAAAGGCTAGCGAAAAAGAATGGGAGAAGTGGGGACAGTCTTTCGGCGTGAACATGACGCTGAGTAAGCCAGTATCACTTGGCGTATCAGATCCGCAAAGTAAGCGCGAGATTAAGATTCCTGGCGGGCTTGAGGGCACATTCACCATTCCAGACATGTTCTGGATGAAAGCTAATAATGTCAATCCTGCCGCGCTGCCCAAGGATGTTCACGATCAATTGATGCTTAAGTTTATTCGCACGCATAACGTAAGCGATCCTGATCAAGTTGATATTTTCAATCGTTTGAACTTCGCGCTGCTGTCGCCCAACGCGCCGCTTACGCAGAATGAGTTTTTGGCCATGCGTGCTCGTATTCGTGACATGGACGAGTTGCGTGCCTTAGCAGCAAGAAAGGGCGAGCCTGGCCTGGCACAAAATCTGGCAGAGGAGATGGGCGTTTCTTCTGCTGGCAAGGGCGGTCTTGGAGTGTTAGGCACAGCAAACCTTGGCAATCAAGCAGAGCTTGCAAGGCTAATACTTGAAAAGCCTGAGATGTTCCAGATCCAGCCCGGCGAAACAATGCGTGATGTGACGATGCGCGTTATGAACCAGGTGCCAGGATTGGGTCCCAAAACAGCTTCGCTCGGTACGCCATGGCTTGATTTAGAGAAAGCTAATACGTCAGCAGTAGACTTGCATATGATCCGTGATGCAACGCCTCGATTGCTGAACGATCCTGATGTTGGAGATGCATTCAGAGAGCGTATGGGTAAGTTGCTCGGAGTGGAGCCGACGTTGGAGGCAATACTTGCGCAGCCGGCAAATAAAATTCAAGACAAAGCCGTTCAAATTGTTGGCGGTACTGATGTGTCAAGAATGTATCGCACTAGACAAGGTGGCCTAAGCAACATCCCCGAGTCTGCTACGCCTGACAAGTTGGTTTATGAACCTAAGAAATTTAGAGAGTTCAATCCGTTTTACAACAAAGTGGTTGAGTATGTTGATGAAAGCCGCGGCACCAACCCAATTATTGAACTATTCCCTGAGCAGTGGAGAAAGTGGGACATCATTCGGGAGCGCATAGAGCCGCATGAGTTTGCTCACCCTGATTACAGAAACCTACCTAAGTCATCATTTAGCGAAATGTTAGATGCGCTAGAGGCGCACAAGAAGGCAGGATATACAGGAACCAAGCCTGTTATGGGCCAATCTGATTGGCGCAAGCTTTACTACGGAGCACTGGCCCCGATTGGTGTTGGCTTAGGAGCTACGGCGCTGTCCGAAATGGATACTGGCACGGATTATTGAATGCGTGATAACCGATCAACAAGCGTGTTAATAGTGCTTTTAGGCGTTTTACGCCCTGCATCAAGGCCGGGCGACTCATGCAGATCTGCAACAGCTTTGGCCTCTTGGATAATGTGGTCCCTTAATTTCTGTGCAAACCATCTTAAAGCGCCAGTATCTTCAAGGTGGCATGAGGTTGCAAGCTCATGAATGATGTCAGTTTTCATAGGAATTGCCTTTGTGATTTATACATTTTAATACTCTGGCAAACGAGCGCGAAGGATTTTAACTATGGCTACTGAAATGCCAATCGAACAAGGCTATGGCCGCTACATTGATCCCATGCAGGATGAAGAGGATCAAGAAGAGGGTCTTGAGGTCGAGTTGCCCGAAGAATCGGCAGAGCTTGAAGAGCTTCCTGATGGTTCCGTGCGGGTTCACTTCGACGATCTAAAGGGTCCAGACGAGTCGCCAGACTTTTACGAAAACCTGGCCGAGAAAATAGATAGCATCAAGCTATCAGCGCTGGCTATGCGCTATGTCAACCTGATCGACAAGGACAAGCAAACCCGCGAAGACCGCGATAAGCAGTATGAAGAGGGCCTCAAGCGTACCGGCATGGGTAAAGATGCCCCAGGCGGTGCGACATTCATGGGTGCCAGCAAGGTTGTCCACCCGGCGATGGCTGAAGCTTGCGTGGATTTTGCCTCGCGTGCCATCAAAGAACTGTTTCCGCCTGATGGCCCGGTCAAAACAAAGATCTTAGGCAAGGTTGATAAGGACAAAACAGAGCGTGCCGAGCGCAAACGCGACTGGATGAACTGGCAGTTGACCGAGCAGATAGAAGAATTTAAGGACGAGCAGGAACAATTGCTCACCCAACTGCCGCTTGGTGGCTCGCAGTACCTAAAACTTTGGTATGACGAGCGCAGAAAGCGTCCTTGTGCTGAGTTTTTGCCCATCGACAAGGTCCTAATACCGTTTGCCGCGTCCAATTTCTACACTGCGCAGCGTGCTACCGAGATCCACGAGATCACGGAGTTTGAATTTAAGCAGCGCATTGACTCAGGCATGTACAAAGACGTGTCAATTATCCGCGCCACGATGGAGCCGGACGAGACGCACGCAGAAAAGGCCAACAACAAGATTGAAGGCCGCAAGTACGACGAGAATGACGACGGTTTACGCACGGTTTTCCACACCTACACCTACCTCGAAGTCGAAGAAGACAGCGTTACTGACGGCGAGATGGCTCCATACATCCTGATGATTGACAAACTAGATAACGAAGTCATCGGTTTGTACAGAAATTGGGAAGATGGCGATGAAACGATGACCAAGTTGGATTGGGTTGTCGAGTACAAGTTCATTCCATGGCGCGGTGCTTACGCTATTGGCATGCCGCACCTGATTGGTGGCCTGTCAGCAGCGCTTACGGGCAGCTTACGGGCGCTTTTGGATGCCGCGCACATCAATAATGCGCCTGCATTACTCAAGTTTAAGTCGGCTAAGGTCTCTGGCCAAAGCCAACAGGTCGATATTACGCAGGTGGTGGAGATCGAAGCGGCACCAGGCGTGGATGACATTCGCAAGCTTGCGATGCCCATGCCGTTCAACCCTCCATCGGCAGTGTTATTCGAGCTTCTAGGCTGGCTAGACAAGGCTACAAAGGGCGTTGTGACCACGGCTGAGGAAAAGATAGCCGATGTGAACGCACAAGCGCCTGTAGGCACTACGCAAGCCCTGATTGAGCAGGGTGCCGCGGTGTTTTCTGCCATCCACAGTCGTTTGCACTCCTCGCAGGCGCGTTTACTCAAGGTTTTGGGTCGCCTGAACCGCTGGTATCTCAAAGATATGCGCAAAGGCGAGGTTGTTGCAGACCTAAAGATTGAGCTTGAGGATTTTGAGCGTAATGGTGACGTGGTTCCGGTCTCTGACCCGCATATTTTCAGCGAAACCCAGCGCATGGCCCAGATTCAGGCGGTATTGGCCCGCTCGGACAAGGCCCCAGACCTCTATGACCGCCGCGCCGTTGAAGAAAGACTCCTAAAGCAGCTAAAAATCCCTGCTTACAACGAGTTGCTCAAGAATACGCCGGCACCTAATGAGCTTTCAGCCATTGATGAGAACGTGGCCATGTCATTAGGCCAAAATGGCTACGCTTACATGCACCAAGACCACCTGGCGCACATCCAATCGCACTTGGATTTCGCGCTTAACCCGGCATTTGGTGGCAATCCCATCATGGCAAGCATTTACCTGCCGCGGGCACTGGAGCACATCAAGCAGCACATGGTGCTTTGGTATCTCAACCGCAGCCAAGGCTACTTGAAGAAGCTTCGTGGTAAGCCGCTGGATGAGGATGAGTATCAGAATGAGCGCATGACGCCAGAGATCGACAAGACCTTAGCGCTAGTCTCACAGCATGTAAAGCAAGACAGTGAGCAAGCCTTCCAGCAGATCCTGCCGCTCGTGCAGCAGCTACTGCAGGCTATGCAGCAACTGACGCCCCAGCCGCAACTACCGCCCGAGGCCCAGGTGTTGAAGGAAACCAGCCTGGCAGAGACTCAGCGTCGTGCCCAGCGCGATCAGGCTGAGATGCAACTCAAGGGCGCTGACATGCAGCAGCGTAGTCAGATTGACATGGCACGCATGCAATCAGAGCAGCAACGCGCAGCAGCAAGGGATCAGTTGGATGTAGCGCTTAACGCCACAAACAATTTGACCAAGGAGAGGATTGAAACTGCCCGTCTGACGCAGCGAGATGAGCAGTTACAAGCAGAGCAGTATGAGACTGCAATCAAGCTTCAGAACGAAGCCCAACGCAACTTAGGAGTGAATCGTGGCCCAACCATCCAATAACGTGAAAGACATGGAAGCTGTGCCGTATCACAAGCGCATCGCCATGGGAGCCAACCTTGACGGCACAAGCCTGCAGTCCAAGGGACAGCAACAGCAACCCAAAGCCAAAGGAGGCCTGAGCCAAGCACCCAAGAAAAAGTGAGAACCATTTCGGATCTGATCGGCGCATTAAAGACACGCCAGGCTGAAATAGGCCTTGCCCTTGCAGCGGGAAACGCAGCGACATGGGAGGCGTATCAGCGCATGGTCGGAGAACATCTAGGCCTGAAGAAGGCGCTAGACATCATTGATGACTTAATAAGAGATGAAGATGAATATGAATGAACCAGTAGCGTCTGACGACGCTGAGATGGCTTGGGCATTTCCGAGCGTAGATCCTGGTGCGAAACCTCTTGGTGGCCGTGTGATGGTGCAAATCCGTCGCTCCAAGAAAAGAACCACCAAAGCAGGCATTGTCTTGGTTGAAGAGACCAAGGAAACAGAGAAGTGGAACACGCAGATTGGCAAGGTTGTCGATATGGGATCGCTGGCGTTTCGCAAGCGCGATTCGATGGAGCCTTGGCCTGAAGGTGCGTGGTGCCGAGTAGGCGACTTTATTCGTGTGCCTAAGTGGGGCGGTGATCGCTGGGAAGTCAAAGTACCAGGCGAAGACCAAAGTGAAGATCCGGCGCTTTTCATGATCATTAACGATCATGAAGTTATCGCCAAGATCACGGGCAACCCATTAGAGACGAGGGCATTCCTATGAGCGCCGAAGAGAAAGACGAGATCATTGACATCAAGGAAGAGAAGGACGGCTCCGTTATCGTTGAGATGCCCGACACGGGCGATGATGCTGACGATAATGAACCCGTACAAGCCGCAGAGGGTGGACCTGCCAATGATGAAGATGCTGACCATCAAGACGATACGGAAGCAATTCGTACTGCCAAGCGTAATCGCCGCCGTGCTAAACGCGATGCCGCCAAGCAGCATCAGATCGAGAAAGATCATCGGCTATCTATGCTGCAGCGCCAGAACGAAGAGTTGTTATCACGACTGGCCATCATTGAGCGCAAGACCCATGCCGGCGAAATAGCGCAGATTGACGAGGCCATTCGACAAGCAGCAACGAGTGTTGAATATGCCAAGATCAAAATGTCGCAGGCTCACAGCGAGCAAGACGGCGACGGGCATACCAAAGCGCACGAGATGTGGTTTGATGCACGCAAGAAGCTTGAGGATCTGCAGAACCTTAAGAAGGCTGTGGCACAACCTCGGCAGCAGCAGTCATTGCCCAACCCAAGGATTGCCAACTTTGCGCAAGAGTGGCAACAGCGCAATCCATGGTTTGATCCTAACGCCAAGGACTTAGACAGCAAAGTTACCAAAGACGTTGATGAGCACCTAGCGCGAGAAGGTTGGGACCCAGCCACTGAGGATTATTGGATGGAACTTGACAGACGCTTGCGCCAATACGTCCCTCATCGGTACAATAGTCAGGAAGGTGGTTCCTCATCTAAAAACAGGCCTCGTTTTATGCAAGCAAGTACAGGTCGTGAATCAGCAGCGGCAGCAGGTGGCCGCAAATCCTTTGAGCTTTCAGCAGAGCAAGTGAGAGCTATTAAGGAAGCTGGTTTATGGGACGATGAAAAGGCTAGAAACCGGATCATCCGCCAGTACGCTACACAACAACGAAGCTAGGAGTAGGACATGGAATCACGCTTAAAGAAATCCCTCACTGCCGGTGGCCGCGAGTCACGCGCAAGCGAAGACGTAGTGCGCCAAGCCGTGCAGGAGCAGTTCCTCTCAGCACAGGACATTGACAAAATGTGGAGTGATGAGTGGACACAATCGGCGCTGCCGAAAGTCCCGGATATTCCGGGATGGCATCTTTGCTGGCTTTCTACAACCAACAGTTACGACACCATTGATAAGAGAATCCGACTTGGGTACGTTCCGGTGCTAGCCGATGAGTTACCAGGGTTTGAGAATTATCGGGTCAAGGCGGGCGAACACGTTGGGCATATCTCCTGTAATGAGATGCTGCTGTTTAAGTTACCGATGGACGTGTACCAGAAGGTAATGACACGGTTGCATTACGACAAACCTCGTGAAGAGGCTGAGAAGATCAAAGTGCAGTTAGACAATCTTCAAGGCGCACGGGATAGTCAAGGCAGGACGCTATTGCAGACGGAAGGGCAAGGACTCGACAGTCTCGATAAAACCCCCATTAACCGGCCCCCGGTATTCGAGGGCTAACTCGGAGTTAGACTATGTCAGCTACAAGTGCTCCGTTTGGTCTGCGTCCCGCGTTCCACCCCAGTGGGTTGGATCGTGCGATTGCATTCGCAAACCCATTTGATTACTCGACTGGCTACGCCTCAAACATTTTCAAAGGCCAAGCCGTCACCCTTGATCCTGGTACGGGATACATCATCAAAACCGCTTCGGGCGGCGCTATTTATGGCGTCTTCGATGGTTTTGAGTGGACTGATACCACGGGTCGTCGTCGCATTTCCAACTTCTACCCTGCTAACACCGCCTTCCAGCAAGGCAGTGCGATTGCTTATATCTGGACTGATCCACAGATCGTCTATGAAATTCAAGCGGCAGGCTCTATCGCTCAAACCGCGCTTGGTCAAGAGTTCGACATCAGCAACAACGATAACGGCTCCTCGACTACTGGCTTGTCGCAATGCACGATGTCCACATCGGCAGCATCGCAGTACGCCAGCGCTCAATTGCGCGTCGTAGATCTCGCTCCCTATCCTGGGAACGCTTGGGGTGATGCGTACACCATTGTGCGTGTACAGATCGCTGAGTCTCAACTCCTTGGTATCGGCACTGGTGCAGCTATCCAGTACCCTGCCACGATTCTATAAGGAGGGCTAAGAAATGGCAGCCCCGATGCGCAGTACCGACTTTCGGAGTATTGTTGAGCCAATCCTCAACGAGTGCTTCGACGGCGTTTATGATCAGCGTGCCGACGAGTGGAGCCGTGTGTTCCGCGAGCAGCAAGGCATTCCCCGCAACTACCACGAAGAGCCGGTCCTTTACGGTTTCGGCGCAGCACCGCAGCTTCCTGATGGCACACCAGTGACCTATCAGCAGGGCGGTGTGCTCTTCCTCAAGCGCTATGTGTACTCGGTGTATGGCTTGGCCTTCGCCTTGACCAAAGTGCTCGTGGAAGACGGCGACCACATCCGTATTGGTCAGGTGTATGCACGTCACCTTGCACAGTCCTTGATTGAAACCAAGGAAACCCTGTGCGCCAACGTACTGAACAACGCCTTCACGGGCGGACAATATGCTGGTGGCGACGGCGTAGCACTTAACAGCGCTTCGCATCCCATCGTTAACGGTACGTTCAGCAACCTGCTGACCACCGCTGCTGTTCTCAGCCAGACCTCGCTTGAGCAAATGCTCATCCAGATCCGTCAGGCAGTGGACAACAACGGCAAGAAGATCCGCCTCGTGCCACGCCAGCTTGTCGTTGCTCCTGGCAACATCTTCCAGGCTGAGGTGCTGCTGAAGTCTGTTCTTCGTGCCGGCCAGGCAAACAACGACATCAACCCGATCAAGTCGATTGGCTTGCTCGACGAGGGTGCCGCTGTTCTCTCGCGTCTTACCTCTGCCACCGCCTGGTGGGTTCAGACTGACGCGCCTGAAGGCATGAAGCTGATGATGCGCCGTCGTCTTGAGAAGACGATGGAAGGGGACTTTGAGACCGACACCATGCGCTACAAGGCAACTGAGCGTTATGACGTTGGCTTCACTGACCCACGCGCAATGTATGGAACTCCTGGCGTTTGACGCAAGTATTGTGAAGTAAAGCAGCCATCGGTAAAATTCAAATGAGCAATCAAATGGAGATTACCGATGCCAGAGAAATGTCATGTTCATAACTGTACCCAATCATCAGTTGCAAAAGGCTTATGCCGAAAGCACTATATGCGGGTCCAGCGTCACGGAGATGTTGGTGAGACTAGGCCAAACGATTGGGGAAAACGTGAAAAGCACTCGGCTTATAAGTCGTGGTGTGGACTGCGTCGATACCATCGGATGGATATGCAAGACTCTTGGAGGGAAGATTTTTGGCAATTTGTCAAAGATGTTCCTGAAAAGCCAGAAGGATCAATTGCATGGCGACCAGACCCAACAAATCCTTGGGGTAAAGACAATTTTTATTGGAAAGAACGCAGATCTTCTTCAGAAGATTACAAACAATATATGCAAGAGTGGCATCGTAAAGCGAGAGCCGCAAATCCAGAATATTATTTGGATCAAGATTTGCGAAAAAAGTATGGCGTCACTTACGAGTGGCACCAACAAACCCTTTCTAGACAAAATAATGTCTGTGCCATTTGCAAGCAACCAGAAACCGCTGTTATTAGGGGTAAGGTGATTGCAATGCCAGTAGATCATGATCACAAGACCGGCAGAGTAAGAGGTTTGCTTTGCACAAAATGTAATCGAGGTTTAGGCTTGTTCCGTGACAATAAAGACATTCTCCAGGCTGCGATTCAATACTTGAATTCCTTCTCAACATGAAAGGATAGTAATGGCTCTGACGAACTTCCCCAACGGGATTACAAGCTTCGGAGTTCCTGTGCTCGGAACCATCGGCGGCTTGCCGTTTACTGGCAACTACTACTTCGTAGATCCAGTGAATGGTGCCGATGGAAACGAAGGCAGTGTGGAACTTCCCCTCAAAACCCTTTATGGTGCTTTGGCCAAATGTACCGCTGGTAACAACGACGTTGTCGTTCTAATCGGCAATGGTGCAGCCAGTGGCTCTGCTCGTTTATCGACGGCGCTTGCGCAGGAAGTAAACTCGGCAGCAACTTCTGGTGTGCTGACCTGGAACAAAGATGCAACCCACCTGATCGGCGTGTGTGCTCCCACACAGATTGCCCAGCGTGCGCGTATCGCTCCTCCCAGCGGCACCTACACGGTTACCACCTTCGGTAGCTCGACGCAGTTTGTGAACGTCACTGCAAGCGGCTGTTACTTTGCCAACTTCTCAGTCTTCTGTGGATTCTCTACAGGCGGCGCGAGCATGGTGGCTTGGACTGACAGCGGTTCACGCAATGCCTACTCCAACGTAGACATCTACGGTATGGCAGATGCGGCTTCTGCAGGTGGCACGGGTGCTCGCTCCATCAAGCTTTCGGGCGGTGGTGAGCGCACCTTCATCAACTGCACCTTTGGTGGCGACACGGTCCAGCGTACTGCAGCAAACTACACGCTTGAGCTTTCTGGTGGCACAACGCGCAATATCTTCAAGGATTGCGTATTCCCATCATGGGCAAGTGCTGGTGGTGCTGGCGGCGCAGCGATTTATGCTGCTGCTGCGAGTGCGATTGACCGCTTCCAACTGTTTGATGGCTGCTCCTTTATTAACGCTGTCCAGTCCACTGGCACGGCGATTACAGATCTGATCTCGTTGCCTGCTTCGGCTGGCGGCATGGTCGTTCTGAAAGGGTGCGTCACCGCAGGGTATACCGGCCTTGGCACGGCTAACGCTGTCGGCCAGACATACATTGATATGCCTGCTCCGAGCAACAGCGCTGGTGGCCTTGCTGTTAACCCGTCGGCCTAATGAGACACCGGCCCTTCGGGGTCGGATCTGAAAGGAACAGAAATGGGTCAGTTTAAGCCGATGGTGAAGATGATGACCACCGAGCCTTCAGTAGAGTTAAAGCTGAAGAAAGGTGGCATGGTCAAAACACCGAAAAAAGTAACTAAGATGATGAATGGCGGTGTCATGGGCGGCTTGGCAGCAATGCCGTCTCCTGGCTCCCGCGGTGGTATGGCACCTGCAATGGCACCACGTCGTCCTTCTATGGCAGCACGTCGTGCGGCGATGATGAATCGCCCCATGATGAAGGAAGGTGGCGAGACCAAAGCAGAGCACGCAGCCGAAATGAAGAAGATGATGGGCACCGAGGCCAAGCTTAAAAAGCATGCTTCTATGCCTGCATCTAAGGCTCACAAGGGCCTAAAAACCGGCGGTGTGGTTATGGGCCAGGGTGGCTACAAAAAGGGCGGCGCAGTGCCCAAGAGTGGCATTCTTCCGGTAGCAGAGTCTGAGCGTGGCGCTAAGTCTTACGTCAAGACCAAGATGGATACAGCGCATGTTGATAAAGCCAAGGGTCCTACTGGCGATGTCAAGATGGGCAAGCCTGGCGGTTACAAAACCGGCGGCGTCGTCATGGGTCAAGGCGGTTACAAGAAAGGTGGTGCCGCAAAAAAGGGCTACGCTACGGGGGGTCTTGTTGATTCAGGCAAACCCGTAGCCTATCCCAAGAAGCCAGCTTCTGCGGCTGTGTCGAATGATCGTCAATCGGGCACCTTCAAGAAAGGTGGCAAAGTCAAGTTTAACGATGGCGGTGCTGCAGGTCCTGTGAGCAATTACGAGCGTGACATGCTTAAAAAGAATGTCGCTCCCGTGAAAGATCCACAGGCAACTGCAGCCAAGGCGAGTCGAGATCTTGAGGAAGCGTTGAATCCGATTGGCATCTTTAAGGAGCTTGGCGGCAAGCTTCGTGACAAGTTGCGTGGCCAAGGTGCGGTAACCGAGACTGAGAAGTCTGTAACGGTATCGCCACCACCAGCCAAAAAGCGAGCCGGCGGCGCGTGCTAAATGCGGGGGCTTCGGCCCCTGCTTTACTTCAGGAGTCATAAATGGCTAATACAGTTGCAAGTCAAACGCTCCTTGACGGCGAGCGCATGGCAATCATGAAATTTACATTTCAGTGCGATGGCTCAGGCAATGAAAGTAAAGTGCTCAAGGTTGATGTTTCAGCGTTAAATCCAAGCGCATCGGGTAAGGCATGTAATGGTGTGGCAATACAAAAAATTCATGCGGCAACCCACGGGTTAGAAGTTGAAATTTACTGGGATGCTACGACAGATATTTTATGTTGGGCAGTACCACAAAATTCTTTATACACGATTGATTTTGCATCATTTGGTGGCCTGACAAATAACGCAGGGGCGGGAAAAACGGGCGATGTTTTATTTAGCACGCTTGATGCGGCAAGTGGGGACTTTTACGCCATTACGCTTGAAATGGTGAAGACGTATGCCAGCTAAATCAAAAGCCCAATTTAGGCTGATGAAAGCGGCAGAGAACAATCCCAAGTTTGCCAAGAAGGTGGGCATCAGTCCTGATGTAGCGGCTGAATACACCCAATCTAACGTGAAAGGGCGATCTTATGCGAAGCTTCCTGAACAGCTTAAGAACGGCGGTCCGAGCCTTGCGATTGGCCGTGGTGAGAAGCTACCAGCGGATCGTGGCGCGGGTCTCACGGCCAAAGGCAGAGCCAAGTACAACCGAGAAACAGGATCAAACCTGAAGGCTCCACAGCCCCAGGGAGGACCTCGGAGAGACTCGTTTTGCGCTAGGATGGGTCCAGTAGCAGAGAAGAGCGAGAAAGGCTCACGAGCACGCGCATCCATGCGCCGTTGGAATTGTCCGGGGTGGTAGATGGCATATTCAGATACTTACGGCCAGGTTTATAACGTCCAAACGCTGATTGACCACGCAGCACGTCGTTGTGGCAAGTTAGCAGAAGAGCTAACCAGCGAGCAGTTGGTAGCCGCAAGAGAGATCTTGGGCATGACGCTATCAAGCCTGATCAACATTGGCATCCAGTATTGGGCGATTAAGAAGGAAGTCATCGGCCTGTCAGTGGATAAGTACATCTATTCGCTGCCTGTAGGCGCTAATGACGTGCTGAATGCGCTCTATCGCACCATGAACCGCCCCTCGGGTAACTACGCTACGAGCGCAGGGGGCACGGTGTCCTTTGTTGCTGATAACGACGTAGACACTTACTGCCAGCAAACGAGTGCCAATGGCAACATTTCAGTCGATTTTGGGACCGATAACCCGGTTTATGCGGGATCTATTGGCGTACTACCCTATGTTTCTGGCGGTGGAAGTGCCACCTGGACCTTCACTCTTGAGTATTCCACGGATGGTGCCACCTGGAATACGCTTGAAAACGTCGGAACCGTCGTTGTAACGGACAATCAATGGCTCTGGTATGACATTGACCCTGGCCAAACGGTTCAGTTTTACCGTATTAGTGCTTCTGGCGGCACGACGTTGGCATTAAGAGAGTGGTATGTCGGCAATAACAGCCGAGAAATCATGATGTCACGCCTAAATCGTGATGATTACACCAATCTACCGAATAAAAACTTCACAGCCAATCAACCGTACCAGTTTTGGTTCAACCGCACGATTCCTCAGCCTGAAATCTACCTCTGGCCTACGCCTAATGACCCATTTATTCAAATGACGGTCTGGTATTCCAAGCAGATTATGGATGTAGGCGATCTGACTGACGAGTTACAGATCCCGCAGCGCTGGTATCTGGCCACGGTTGCCATGCTCAGTCATCAATTGTCGCTAGAGTTGCCGCAGGTGCCGTTAGATCGCGTGCAGTACCTCGAAGCGCAAGCCACAAAGTACCTTAATGAAGTCGAGCAAGAAGAGCGTGATCGGTCACCGATCTACTTTGCGCCCAATATCATGCCGTACACGTCCTGATCATGTCTGTTTTTCTTGATACGTCAGGTCTTGCTAGTGTTGCGATTGCAGTCTGTGATCGCTGCAAGATGAAGCGCACCTATGTCGTAATGCGCCCTGATCCTAACTTCCCTGGCTTGCAGGTATGCA